CTGCATCAACCTCTGGAGCGACCTCTGACTTTGCTACTTCTACTGATGCTTCTGTTTCAATAACTTCTGCAACTGTTTCTGTGTTTTTTGTCATAGATTGTACCTCCTTGTTAATCTTAGAAGTATTAATGCCTTTAGCACTATCGACTAAGAATTTTATCATTGTTATTTTTTCGTTATCCGTTTTTTCAACGAAACCTATATTCTCCATTTGCTCACCAGTTACTGGACTAAGTTCTGAATCATTCTCAGATGATAAAACTATTCCATTGGCTTTGTCGTAAAATACATTTTCTAAAACTGTTGTGTCACCCTTAAACACGTCTACTCCGTCTACCTTCTCAACAGATACAATGTTAGCAAATTGATTTGCTGGGGAATCTACAAGACTCAACTCAACTAAATCATAATCTTTAATAATTCTAATTTGTGTATCTGACTTCTCATCGTATCCATCGTCCCACTTATTCATTCGTCCCCCAATAGAAAAACCAGTAAGGGTTCCATCTAAAACTTTTTCCCAAGTATCTTGTGCACCTTTTGAAATATACGCCGATACAAAAACACCTTTATAAAATTTCTTTGATTCTGGATCAAAATACTTGTCTTCTTTAAAGTTTACCATCTTACCAACTGCTAAAGGTTGGTGCATCTCTCTGATATTTCCACGGAACTTTGCAAAGGCTGACATGGATGCTTCAGATGTAACAATGTCCATTTGCTTGTCTAAGTTGTCAAGTGATGCAAATCCTGATACGACTCTTCGCTCTTTATCTACCTTGCTAAAAGGCATCGAAAGTCGGAGATTATCTCCCTCTGAATTCCAGTGTGCTTTAGATATAATCATGGTTATTCTATTATATACCCTTTTTTATTGAAGTATCACTATTTGGACAAATCGGGCACATCGTCAACTTTACGACCTTCGCCTTTTGGATTTCTCCCACTTACTGTGGCTGGTCCATCAGACTGGTTGTTTGTTCTTTCTGTGTCCCTTGCTCTATTTGCATTATCGTCTGCTACTTGCTCTGGCTTCAATTGTAGTGGCTCATTGCCACCTTCGATCTGTGGAAGACCAAGAAGTTCTCTGCCTTCATTTGGAAGCATAACCTGTGTCTTAACAAGTCTTTCGATAATCTGTGATTGAGCAATTTCATCTGTAAGCGTAAGTTCATTGAACTTAAACTCCAGAATATCTGTTTTTTCTTTTACAATTTTATTAATCATCTTCTCAAGGTTTCTTTGTGCTGGTCTTGCAACCTGTTCCTTAAAGGTGCGGTCTTGCGACAGTGCAGCAGCAATGGCTGAAGAGTCAGAGCCACCAATCTTAGAAAGAGGAACCTGGTGAGCAACAAGAATGTCATCCCTGTTTTGTTTTCTGTATTCCTTAAATGATGCCTCTTGAATTCCATTTTCTACAGGATCCATCTTAAATTCTACCTTGTTTGTGTCAGAGTCTCCTGGTAGCGGTATATACAAAGTTCTATGATTTTGACCCTTTAGTCCACTTTGAAGGAATCTAAACATTTTATCTTCTGCCTCTGCAGATAACTTAGCACCCTTAAGAGTAACAACATATCTTGGCGTAGCCTTATTCTGGAAGTAGTCAATGTTATACTGTGAGGCAAGTTGGTCTCCATGAAGAGAGCCAATTGCTGACATGATGTCTGGAACTCCATAAAAAGTATTTAAAGGTGAGTATTCCTTAAAATGAATAATCTCATTTGGTCTTGCGTCAGTCCCAAGCGGGTTTGCATTTGTTGCTCCAAAGTTACGGAAGTAAACAACCTTATTTGCAATAACCTGCACAAAGCCATCACGCAATCTACGTACACGCATAGTTGTAGACGGGATATGACCAACGTACCCAATATCTCCACGAACCGTTCTTCCTACCTCAAGGTATCCATTGCCAGTCGCCTGAAGATCTGTAAAAACTTTTTCCATTGTTGTAGTAAATGAGTCTTCTGTATTTAAAGACTCTAGCCAATCAGTTAACTCAATCTTTGCTCTTTCAATTCTCTTACGTGCATTCTCTGCTGTCTTTGGCTCTGAGGCCTCTAACTTAAGCATTGTTCTCTTTGCAACCTGAAACTCATACCCAAGACCGACAATATTTTCTACCTTAGCATCGATTGCTGCGTGGTTTGCAAATGATGTGTCGTAGAAACTTGCAAGTTCGTAAAGGTTCCATGGTGGAGTAATTACATCAAATAGGCCGTAAGCATTTCTAAAAACTGTTCCTGAGTTAATCTCTTTAGACTTTGCTCCATCACGGCCAGTGCTTTCTGCTCTTGAACTTTCTATATATGCTGGTGTTGCTTCACCCTTTAGTACACGAGTTGTTCTTCTTTTGAAATTAGCATCTAGCCCTTGCAAATCTTTAATAACATCCCAAGACTGATTAAAGGGATCTTGCTTTGTGAATGTATCATCTTCTGGTAGTGGGCTATCTGTTTTTGCTCTAATAAAAAATTCTTTCTCATCACTCATTAGTCATCACTTCCATATTTTGCAATAGTATCCTTGGCTGCTTGAACTGCTCCAAGGTCGTTCATTGAAGGAATCAGACCTTCTGATAGTCTTTGCTTTTGTTCAGAGTATTCTTCTTCTGAAATTCTTGTAAGCCCTGGAACAAACACACAGGTTCCGTCTCCTTCGTCACCATAATACTTTGCAGCATCTTTAAGTTTAGATATCTGTAGGATGTCACCTTTCATTGATTCAATATTAAGAACTGAACCATTTCCATCTGTAAACCACTTTCCATTGGCTTTTTTATAAACGTATAGTCCCCAGTCATAGTGTTTTTCAATAACCCTTGCACGGGACTCGCCCACTTGCCCCTTCATTTTGGGCAAAGCCTTCTTTTTTTTACGTGGATCTTGTGTATTCATATACTAAAGTATACCACATTAGATGGCAGTGGTGGTTATTAGTTTCGATTTAATACCAGAATAGATTCGATACTCGTGCTCAGTGCTTGATCGCTTATTGTCAATTACTAGTTTGGCATCAGAATCAATAATAATCTTATTAGTTCCTGTATAACTCTTATAGATAGTTGATGGGTCAATGCTGTAGTAGTTATTTGAGGCAAGGATCAAGGTTCCTTCCCATAAGAAGTCCCCAGTTAGCCAGTAATCCCATTCAATATCTCTTGGAAGAATATACTTTACTCCAAACCAACTTCTATACTCATCTTGCGTGACATCCTGAAGGTTGCTTGACTCATAGTAAGAAATTGTATTAAATAGCAAAGGGCCATTCAGATTGATCAAACCAGCCCTATTCTTAAAGTCTAATACCTTTGGAAAAGATATTCCCAAGAAGGCCCACTCCTTTACGGTAATGACTGGCTCTTTTACAATCTTCCCATTAAGGTAAAACTTAATTCCATTTTCTAGTCTTCCAGTATTTGCATCTAAAGCATAAATTTTTGCTCTTTGTCCAGATGGGTGAATAGCAGATAGATAAAACTTTATGTGTCGGTCTCTTGACTTAATCTCAAACACCTCTACTGATCCATAAGAAAAAGCATCTTTGTCATATCTGACTGCCATCTGCATAGCCATAACTTTAAAATTATTAGATTTTTCTTTATTAACAGCAATTGACAAACCTCTGTTAATCGTTGGGTCCATAGTGCCCTTTACTTCTATTCCAGTGTATCTAGTTAGATATAGATAAGGGGATGTTCCTTTGTATATTGTAAATGGATTTTCACTTTTATAGTCATAATAGAATCCAGACTTTTTATATGGAAATAGTTGGTGTCCAAACCTTGTTCCAACTGGATTGGGAGAGGTGTTATTGAATGCTTGAGAACAGTATTCAAGTGTTCTGACTGAAACCTTATTTTTTAATATTCCCTTAACATTAAACTCAAGATGGGTAACAATTGCAAGATCAAGGTTGCTTACATCTTTTGGAGTATAGATAACCATGTTATCCACAACCTCATACTTGGTACTTCTCCAATTATCCCCTGGAATAACAAATGAATCATTTGATGGTTTTTCTATATTTATAAAATTATCTTCTGAAAGGTTTGCACCATTTTTAACATATTGAAAAGTAATATAAGATTTTACAAGAGAGTTTGAGGTGTCGTACTTATAGTTTCTAAATGCCCTATCTCTTAAATCTGTATAGTCTAAATACCCTGTAAAAAGTTGGTTGTCAAGTGATGAGTAGTCTCTTTGCACGGGAACATTGTATTCATCATAAAGTTCTTTATATGTCCAAGACCCTAACTGTTCTTCTTCTACGAAAACAGATGGTGCTGGATAGTTTATATTAAACTGAATAAAGTCTAAATCGTAGTAAGGTTTATTTTTACTATCTGTAACATACTTTGCAAAATATGTAAGAGGAAGATAGTCTTCCCAATATCCCTGAATATCTATATCTAATGAGTATAGTCCAAAATTTATTAGTGGAGACAAGGTATAACTTGCCGTGTGTGCTTGAAGAGTATTTGCTGATCCTAAAGATGGCAGTCCTGAGTCAATTATAGAGTCCCATTCTCCTGGATTATTACCAAAATAGTCATCTGTTGAGTTGTAATCTACATCTGGTGTTTGCAAATACTCAATAAATACGCTGTCATTTTCTATAACAATTCCTTTTTCATTAAAAAATTCAAGGATAGACTTATGGTTTCTAGATGTACAAAACCCCACCTTGTATATTTTCCCAGAAAACGTTTCTGTTGGGACGAAACTTCCTCCAACATAAAAACTAAGACTGCTTGCATTACCAAAGAAAGAAGCAACATTGCCACCAAAATAACGAGAAATAGTTTCTACATCTACCCCTACAGAAAACATCTCATTAACATTTATTGCAGACAAAGTTAATAAAGTTTCTTCTAAATCGTTATACCTTAAGGTGTAGGATATGGATGTTCCTATAGAAGAAATCTCAAAGTAGTTTGAGGATGTTTTTGATTCTGCTTTAAATAAAATTTGTTTTGTTGTTGGAATAGATGTAAACTTAAATGATCCATAAAAAGATTTTACTTTTTCTTTTAAAAAGTTTAAACTGTCAAAGTATATATAAGATTCTTGTCTATTCCCAAAAGAAAAGAACACAGATTCTTCATTTTGCAAAGGAAGTAGTTCGGAATACAAATCTTCCAGATATCCAGACCCTAATATAATTTCTGGCAACTCATATTCTGGAGTAGACAAAAGGTTATTATCTGTTTTTAAGTTATCAACTATCGCTTGAGACCAGTTTCCTATGTTTGGGTATGAGTAGTTATTTGCATAGTTAGCAAACGGATAATCAACATAGATAGATGAGCCACTGTATGCTTTATTTATACCCTCTGGTATCTCTACTCCCTGACCATAAACAAATCGTTTTTTAGCCAAGATTATTGGGACTTGGTAAGTGTACAATGCAACACAGTCAAGTTCGACTGGAGAAACATCATCGTAAGCATAAAAACCAATCCAGTCTTGATTTCTATCGTCAGAATCTAGGCTAGTTGGAAACGACAACTCTTCAGTTAGATAGTTTAAAGATATAACCTCTTCACCATTTACAAGTAATGAAGAATTGTTTTCGCCAACCCTTATGTGTGTCAGCATTGGCCTTGTCCACTCTCCAACATAATAAGATCCAAAGTTTAATCCAACTTTTAAGATTAAGAATGGGCCTTCTACGTATAAACCGTCAGTAGAGCCAAGCGGTCCAAGGATTCTTCTCTTTGTTATTGAGTCTGAGTTAATCCTTAGCCAGGCCTCTAGAGTATATTCTTTGTATTGTCCATCTGCTCCTAAAAATCCTTGTGCTGGAATTATAAAAGATGGCTTTGGTGCTGGATCAACAACGTTTATTTTTCCGTTCATTGCTGCATGATTTTTACAAACATAATAAATAGAGTCTGGAGCATTTTCTGGAACTACCCAAACAATGTTTCCATTTTCAGTACCGTTATTCTCAACTCCATTGTTGTATTGATTTTGAGCATTGTATGCTCCTTCTATCCTCTGTATTGAAAATGGGTGACCAGGGGCATTTATCTGGAAAGTGTAGGTTGAACCACGTGTAACTGTTATTGTTGGGTTTTGTGTACCAGCAAAAACATAGGAAGACATTCCAGAAGAAGAAACGTCGTATGTCATTCCATTAGAGTTTGAATTTGGTAAAAGTTTCGTTAGGCCAGTTGCCCCATATACTAAAGGAATGCCAGTATTTTTTGCCATTAGGCTTTCATTAGATGTTAGGTAGTAACCTTTTTTATCTTGACGACCATACGCAACCGCTTCAACTCCATAGGTGGGCTCTATTGATATATCGTTTGGCAAAAAGTTACCTTTAACGCCAAGAGAAGATGCGTTAAACTCTTCTGACCATTGACCAACAGAAACTCCATTAATTAAAAACTCGTAGTCCTCTACATTATTTCCTTGTCCAATATAGTTAATTTTTATAACAATTCTAAATGTTGCGTTTTCATCTGGTGTATCAAATGTTTCTGAAATAAAAACCCATCTTTCTCTTACTGAAGAAAAATATGTTTTTAATCTTTGTATTGTGCTACCACTAACTGTGTCATCATACTCATATCCAATCTCAAAACTGTAAACATAAGCACTAAGTGAATTAATGAAGGCTCCTATTGAAAATGTCGACAACTCTTTGTTTAATGAAGAAAAGTTAGCAATGTCTTTGCTTATACAAACTATCTGGCCGAAATCGTTGTTAGTTAAATCCCCTGTTATTTTTGTTATTGAACTTTCTATAAAAGGAGTATTTTCAACAAGAGAGTATTCGCTTGCAGAGCCATTTACTGGTTCTTCCCAATACTCAAGATCCGCAAGATTCCTTTGATTTTCATCAATTAAACTTATATAGTCTGCCTTATCATCCAGTGCCCAAAAAGCCATTGGGTGTTCAGCATATATTTTCTCTGCATAGAGGTTTGATGGATTAGACATTATAAGTCTATTTTATCATACTAAGATACTTTTATTTCACAGTAATCTGTAGTGCAATAAGCCTCGCCTTGAGCCTCAAGATTATCTACACCGTCGTAAATTGCACTAAAGTCAATGTGCTTCAACTTACCAATATACGACTCATACTGATCTTCAGTGATCTGAGTATAAGGCTGCTGAGGATAAACAGTATTCCCCATTGGAAGGAATGATACTGCCTTCAACTGTCCCTCGTACATATGGAGTGCTGGAACAACATGCTTTGACTCTGTTTCTTTATCAAATGATAATGTTACAGAAACACCATTGTCAGACCAATACTT